CCCTGCCCCGGGTACGTGACGAGGTTCGGCGCCGCCGTCACCTTGTACTGACGCCCTGTCGCGGCCCGTGCGTCCACCGGCTGCCGCCCCATCGTCGCGGGCAGCGCGGACGCCCGGGTCTGCGTGGTCGTCACGCCGAGCGTGCCGCCCTTGAGCGGCGGCACCTCGCCCACGACGGGCTGCCCGGGCTCCGGTTGGTCGTTGATCTGCTTGGGTAGGTTCCTTGCCATCGCTTCACGCCTCCACCGCCGAGGCTACACGCGCGCAGGCGAGCACGCCACTGCGACGAGGCTCGAGCCCCGCCGACCGCACAAAGCGAAGCCCCCCGACTCCCACTCGGGGGGTCAGGGGGCTCGCGCTGCCGGGTCGACCGTCAGTCGTTCGCGCTGTAGACCTGCTTCTTCGACATCTCCTGAGACTATTTCGGGAGAGTCTCAAAAGTCAAGTCTAACCGCTGGCGAACTCACAGATGATGGCCCGCTTGTACCTCTCGGGCCCGCTCGGCGCGGTGATGTCGCTCGGCGTCGGGAAGCTCGTGCTGATGCTCCACGAGGTCGTGACGGTCTGCTGCAACTTGTCCATCGGCGCGCGCAGGATGAGCCGGATGCGCTCCGTCAGGATCTGCAGGCCGTTGTTCTGCACGTTGAACTCGCCGATCTTGCCGAGCGTGCCGGCCTCGGTCACGTACTGCGACTCGTCGAGGTACCGCTCGTAGATCGACCCCTTGCCGGTGATGAGGACGCGGCCGATCTGCACACCGCTCCCGTTGGCGACCTCGCCGCCCAGCTCGTCCGCGTAATAGCCGAGCCCGCTCGTCGCGACGAGGTTGCCGCTGTTGTACTCCTCGGGCGCCTCGTTGTTCATGATGAACATGATGCCCGAGATCGTCCCGATAAAGCCCTGCTTGTAGATCACGTGCTCGGGCAAGCTCTGGTTGAGCCGCTGGAACACGGGGTCGGCGAAGAACTGCGCGTTGCCGAGGCTCGACAGGTGCGCGTGGAAGAAGCCGTCGTCGTGCGGCTGCACGCTCGCCCGGCGCAGGAACGCGACCGCGTTGATGCACTGCTGCAGTGTGATCGAGTCGCCCGGGCCGATCGCGTCCACGCTGTCGCCCGGCGCCGAGCGCACGACGCGCGGCGCGTACGCGCTCTTGACGGTGAGCCGCACCGTCGTGGTGGCCTGCCCGGCCGAGATGGCCGTGCCGAGCGTGAGCGTGCCGGGGCCGTTCGTGTCGTCCTGGTCGTCCGGGATGTACCCGATGACGGTGTTGGAGAACGAGGCAGTGCCGGTCCCGATCGTGATCGGGAGCGGGTACGCGCTCGAGACGGTCTGCGGGGCGACGTTGCCCCCCGGGATCACGACGTCCGTGAAGCCGCTGAGGGCGGCGACGCGGACCTGCGTGGCCCCGCTCACGAGCGTGCCGATCGTCACGGTCTGCCCGCTGAGGTACGCCTGGAAGAGCGCGTTGCGGGAGACGCGGTTGACCGACTGGCCCGCCTGCAGGCCGAGCTGCTTGATGTTCCGGAGGAACATGTTGGCCGACGACGTCACGCTCGTCGGGATGTGGGTGTCGACGCTGTCGGCGTACTGCGCGAGCTGCGCGACCCACTGCTCGTACGTGACCGACTGCCCCTGCGGGTCCGTGCCCGGCGCGATCGGCTTGACCCGCGGGGTGAGCAGGCCCGGCCGGGTCTGGAACTGCTGCGTGCCGGTGTTGGCGGGCCACTCCTCGGGCATCGCCTCTGCGCGGAACGCGAGGTTGGGGAACAGGCCGTCGTGGAAGGCGCGCTCGATGAGCCCCTTCTGGTTGAGCGAAAGGATGCTGCTCGGGACGCCGAGGATGATGTCAGGCATGGGGGGGTCGCTCCGGTGCTGGTCGTTGTGGGGGAGAACCGCAGGCCCTCGCGGGCGCGTTCGTCGGGGGTCACAACGTCATTTCGGAGAACCACCTGTTGCCGCCGGTGTGCCGCGTGTTCCGTCTTGGCGCTGCGCCACCCCGCCGGCTACCAGCCCTGTTGATGCGATCTCGGGGCGGGGTCTGCGCGGGGTGACAGCCCCCAAGCTACGCGCGGCCTTCCGCCCGTGTCCACTCCCCCCGCTTCACCGAAATTCGAGTTTCGGTGAAGTGTGCTTCCTCCCTACCCCCTCTCACCAGTCGTACCCCTCCCGCCGCCCCTTGACGCGGGCCTCCTGCGAGCTCAGCGCGTTCGGCGCGCTCGGCGAGTAGTTCGGCTCCGGGTGGGCGCCCGTCTGCGGCGCCGCCCGGTCCTGGCTGGCCGCCCGCACCCCGTTGGTGAGCGGCTGCACGACCGGAGCCGCCTGGTAGTCGCGCCCGAACTCCGGCGTCTCCCGCACCTGCTCGGCGAACCACGCGCCGATCTGCTCGTCGGTCATCGCGTCGATCTCGGCCTCGCTCTTCGTGCGCAGGTGGTCGCGGAACAGCTCCATCACCACCCCCTTCACCTTCGGCTTGAGGTGCTGCCCCGCGATGCCGTCGATGCGCGAGTGGGCCTGCCCGATCTCCTGCGCGTCCCGCGCGCTCGAGTACTTCTGCCGCCACTCCTCACTCTCGTTCTCGGCCTTCACGCGCAGCTCGCGCTCGCGCTCGATCTCCGACAGGCTGGCGAGGCGCTGCTCCTCGGCCTGCTTCTCGTACTGCGCGAGCTTGTCGAGCTTCGCCTTGATCTCCTCCGGGTTGTCGGTGCCGAACCGGTCGCGAAGCTCGCGCCGCGTGTGCCGCGCGAGCCGGCTGTTGAGCGCCGTCCTCGACAGCGAGAACAGCTCCGCGTCCTCGGGGATCTCGTCGCCGTCCCCCGCCAGCGTGACCACGCGCGGCCCCTGCGAGGCGCTCGGGGCACCCCCCGGCGTCCCTGCCGGCGCGGCCGGGGGTGCCGGGTTGGCCGGCGCCGGGATCACGACGTCCGGCACGGAGACGCTCACGGGCGCCTTGATCGGGGTGGTAGCGGGGTCCTGCGGGGTCGTCTGCACTACTACGGCTTCGACTGGCATCGGTTTCGCCTCCTAGACGTGAGAACGGGCAGGCAGAGGAGTCCGCCTGCCCGTCGGGTGCGCGGGTTGCTGGTGGATCAGATGAACGCGCTGGTCGCCTCGAGCAGCGCGTTGATGTCGACCGGGTCGACCACGCCGAGCTTGAGCCGCACGCTCGTCGCGGCGTCCGCGCTGTCGAGCAGCACGTGGGTCTTGGCGAGGTCGAAGCACGCGGTCCCCGTCGAGGAGTTGGTCGCGGCCGGGACCGTGACGACGAGGTTCGCCGTGCTGGTGTCGGCGCGCTGCGCCTCGAGCAGCTCGCACGCCGTCCCAACGCCGGTCGGCAGCGTGACGACGCCGGTCGCGACCGGCAGCGTGACCTCGAGCACGTGGATGTGTTTGGGGATGTACAGCACGTCGACGCTCGTGAACGCGTCGGTCGGGTAGAACGCGATGTTGCCGTTGGCGCTCGGCGCGACGTAGCCGGCCGTGCCGACCGCTGCGCCCGGGGGCTGCGGGATGAGCTGACGGGTTGCCCCCGTGCCGGTGCGCGCATAGCCGGCGAGCACGACCTCACACTTGGCGTCGTCCGGCAGGACGATCGAGGTATTCGACGCCGGCCCGTACGGGTCGAGCGTGAGCGCGACCGCGCGGAGCTGCGTGGGCTCCCTGCGGAGCACGTCGCCGAACAGGACGCTCTTCAGCATCGACGCGAGGCTGTTCGGGTTGGAGCGGTTGAGGGCAGCCTTGAGCGAGGTGGCGAGCGACGTGAGCGGCATGGTCGGGTTCTCCTTGGGTCCTTGTGGGTCGCCGTCGAAGCTACACCCCTCGCGCGGCGCGTGTCTTGTTTCGCGTGCTACCCCCCTAGCTCGGCCCGACGACGGTCCCCGCCGGGCCGCCGACGAAGTACTCGACCTCGCCCACCCCCTGGACCTCGAGCAGCGCGAGGTAGTGGTCGGGGTCGAACTCCACCACTTTCAGCCCGCTGACGGGCTCGACCGCTTGCACGTTGCCCGACCCGTTGTAGGTGGTGGTGCGGACCAGCATCGGGCCGTCCGTCCACAGGTAGAGGAACGCGCCCTGCAGCACCGGGCCGCCAGGGCCGACCCCCGGGAGCGGCACGAACGAGCCGCCGCTCGCCACCGTCATCCGCATGTCGCCGGTCGCGGAGCCGAGCCACTTCGGCGCTGGGCTCGTCTGGTAGGGGATGTTGCTCGACCCCCCCGGCGACTCGTCGTCCGAGACGTCGGCCGGGCCGCAGTTCAGCGTGCCCGAGAAGTCGAGCTTGATTCCCATCTCAGCGCAGGTTCTTGAACGGGAGCGGGGCCTTCACGCCCTCGACGGCGCCGGACTGCCCGGACTGCCCGCTCGGGTCGGCCAGCAGCACCTTACCCCCGCTCGGGATCTCGCCCGGGCTCGGCACGACCTCGGGCCGGGCCTCGGTCTGCGGCCGGTCCTGCGGCATCGCCGCGCCGTCGCCGCCGGACTTCACGGTCGGCAGCCCGTCCTTCGTCGCGAAGGGGGGGGCCGCGGGGTCGGAGGAGGGGAGACCGTTCTGCATCGCCATGGGGGAACCTCGTTGTCTTTCGTGTGCGGGAGCTTCGCGCACCGTCCCGTCAGCGCAGGGATCGGTACGGCTTGGCGGCGTCGTCGGGGCCGCCCGCGGGCGGCCACTTGATCGTCGGGGAGTGTGCGACCCCGTCCGAGCCTTGCTGGCTCGGCGTCGGGAGCGGCTGCGGGGGCCACACGGGCGGCGGCGGCGCGGCCGTCTCATCGGCGGGCAAGGCGAACGGTCGCGCGGGCTGGGGCATCGGGCACTCCTGCACCGAAACTCGAGGTTCGGTGACCTCCCAAGGCGTAACAGGCGCGAGGAGGATGCGCAACTTCCCCCCGGCGCGGCATAAGGAGGGTCGGAGGAACCATCACCATGCTGACCATGCACCCCGTCGCGTCCTCGAACATTGCCGAGATCGGCTACGACCCCGACACCAAGCAGGCGCGCGTGCGCTTCACCAACGGCGGGCTCTATGCCTACAACGGCGTCTCGCTGCAGGACTTCGAGAAGCTCCGCACCGCCCCGAGCGTCGGCCGGTACTTCGCCAACTCGTTCAAGAGCGCGTTCAAGAGCGAGAAGCTCGAGGCCCCCACGACGACGGCGGACGATCAGAAGCGGCGCAAGGCCGACATCGAGGCGTTCTACGCGCTGCGCGACACCGTGGTGAACGCCGCGATCCAAGCGGTCGACCGACCCTCGACCGCGAATGCGGACCTTCAGGAAGCCGGCGAAACTCGCTACGACGCCCTCTGCCGCGCAGTGAGCGCGTACCGCAGCCACCCGCTGTACGCCCACAAGGGGCCGGACGGCTAGTCGATCTCCCCGAACCCCCCGACCGTGCTCATGAGCGGCCGGCCCGGCATCTCGCCCTTGTGCCGCTCGCGCGCCCACGCCTCCTCGACCTCGTCGTCGGTGCGTGGGCGCAGCTCATCGGGCAGCGGCCAGCGCGCCCGGTGAGGCACGAGCGCGCTGCGGTCGTTCGGCCGGTTCGCCGGGTGCGGGTAGAGCCAAGTCTCCCCGCTCGCCGCGACGAACTCGAAGTCCTCCTCGGGCCGGCGCACCTGCCCTGAGCCGTTGTACGAGTCCCACGCGGTCCGGTCGTCGAACGTCTCGCTGATGATCTTGAGCATGCCGTCGAGCCGCTTGCCGGCTTCGACGATCGAGTGGTGCGCGGCCGCCCCGTACGCAGTCGCGATCTCCGTGCGGACGATCCGGTGCGCCCAGAACGCCGGTGCCCCCTGCAGGAACGGCGACTCGCGCGTGATGTCGCCCCTCATCTCGATCCACGACCTCTTCGCGACGAGCCCACGCTGCAGCACCTTCTCGAAGTGCCCGATCGTCTCGAGCCCGTAGCGCCCGAGGATGCCCGCCTTCGCCTTCCGAGCCTTGCGCCCCCTCCGGTCGACCCCGTGTGCGAGCCGGCTCAGGAGCGAGGAGTGCGTCCCCCGGGCCGCGCTCTCCAGCATGGCAGCGGGGCGCAGCGCGATCGGCTGCTCGCCCACCCCTCGGTACGCCCGGTCGGCCGCCGCCAGGTAGTCGACGACGTGTTGCGCGCTCGCGCCCGCGGCATTCCCCCCCTGCTCGACCACGGCGCTGCGGAGCCCCGGCACCGTCACGGTCGCCAGCACGTGCCGCACCTGCGCGAGCGTCGCCCGGAGCTGCACGACCGTGAAACTGTCCTCGCCAAGCGCCGGGGCGATCTGCCGGATGCGCGCCTCCAGATCGGCTGCGCTCCTGCGCAGGAGGTCGTTGGTCGCGCGGGCTCCCGCGGCGTGCGCGAGGTCGAGCGCGGCGTCGCGGCTCGCGCTCAGCGCCGCCAGCGCGGCCTTCCCGGCTTGCTCGTTCGCCATGCCTCCATCCTACCTCACCGAAACTCGAGTTTCGCTCACGCCGGCGGGAACCCCCCCGGCTTGGGAGGGGGCGGTGGCGCCGGGGGAGCACCGCCAGGTGGCTTGGGAGGGCTGCCGAACGGGGGAGCTGTCCCGCCGCCAGGAGGGCCGCCGCTGCCCGCCGGGCTCGTGCCGACCTTGCCAAGCCCCGCGTTCGCCGCCTTCGCGATCGGCGCCGCGTACTTCGCCTGATACGCCGCCAGGCTGAGGTGACCATCGGGCAGCGACATCGGGTCGAGCCCGAGCGAGTGCCGCGCCTCGTTCACCGTGATGATGGCGCTCGCGCTCGTCGGCGTCATCGGGAGCGGCGTGGGCTCGCCCACGTCCGGCGCCGGGGGCGGCGCCGCGGGGGCCGGCGGCGGCGTGACGACCGGGGGAGGTGGGGGGGGCGCCGCCTGGCTGGTGATGGTCCCGCCCGCGGGCGTCGGGGTCGCGTGCTTGTGCGTCGCTCCCGGCATCGACCCGACCGCACCCGCGAACATCTCGTTGGCCTGGCTGGTCGCTTCGTCCGCCTCCTGCTGCAGCTTGCGCTGCTCGGCGGGGCCGTCGCGGCCGAGCAGTTTCGCGGCCTCCTCGGTCGCGGTCTGCACGCTCAGGAACCCCTTCTGCCCGGTTGCCTGGAAGAGCGTCGCCGACACCAGCTGCTTGTCCTGCGGCGTCGTCTGGAAGTACGGCCCCCACGCCGGCTCGACCTCCGTGCCGACACCGGGCTCGCGCGGGATCAGCCGGACCTCCGGCTCGTCGTCCTTGCCCTCCTGCTTCTCCACCTTCGGCGGCAGCGTCGGGATGCGAAGCCCCGTGTGGGCCTCGCCCTTCTCGTCCAGCACCGTCACGCGGGTCTTGTGCGCCCGCTGCGCCACCACCACGAGCGGCTCGAGCAGCCGGCACATGCCCGCCCCGTACTGCTCGCGGAAGATGTCGCACTTCGCCAGCATCGGGCTGTAGAGCATTTTCTGCGCGACGCTGCTCGTGCCCTGCGCCGCCGCCTTATCGGGGTCGAGCAGCACGCACTGCGCGACCTCCAGGGTCGTCTCGCGCTTGCGGTTGAAGAGCGCAATCCCCGCCGTGATGCTCGACCCGACCAGCTCGAGGTACTTCGCGTCGCCCTCCGGCCCAGGCACGATCGCGTTCTCGCTCCCCTTGCGCACGTTGCCGCTCGCCAGCGCGTCCGGGTCCATCTTGAGGACCAGCGTCGGGTCGAGGTTCAGCGTCGCCCCCCGGCAGATCACGCTCAGCAGGAGGTCGAGCGTGTCGAAGTTGTCGTAGAGCCCCTCGTAGTCGGCATCGCCGTCGACGTTGTTGGTCGGCAGGTTCTGTATCCACGCGAAGTGGCAGCAGCCGTCGCGGTGCTCGACGCAGCGCCTCCAGTCGGGCACCCATTTCGGCTCGACCCCGCGTTGCACCCTCACCGGGCAGTACACGATGTCCATGTCGGGCAGCCAGTCGCGCCGGTGCCAGTACTCGACGGTCTCGAGCCGACGCCGCTGCGGGTTCCACTCCTGCTCGCTCGACTGGTAGCACTCGATCGCGTGCCTCGGGATGAACTCGTCCCGGTCCTCCCACTCCTGCACGTGCACGAACTTCGCGTTGTGGACCCGGACCTTCGGCCGGCCGTCGACGTACGCCCACGACAGGCACGTCGTCCCCATCGCGCCGCCGAGGTTGCGCGCCTGGATCATGCGGACGGGCAGGTTCGACACGCGCGAAAGCGTCTGCACGTAGTCCTCGGTCTTCGGATCCACCTCGACCTTGAACGTCGGGAACCGCTGGTCACCGAACAGGAGGCTCGTGAAGCTCGCGACGATCACGCGCGGCAGCCGGTACGGGGTGCTGGGGCGGCGGTTGCGCAGCGGGATGTACGGGCCAGCCTTCTCCCCCGTCAAGAGCGGCTGCGCCGACTGCACGACGCCCCCCGTCTCGGCGTTGATGATGCGCCCGTCGAAGTCGTACAGCTTGTGGTCGTGCTGCGTGCAGTCGAACCACTGCTGCTTGCGGTCCAACACCTTGTACCGGTCGCCGCCGAGGATGAAGGTCCCGCGCGACCCATGCTCCTCTCCCCCCATCTGGCCCATCCACCCATTGAAGCCGACGCTCTGGAGGTTCTGCATCACCATGGCTCACCGCCCGCGCGAACGCGAGGCCTCCTGAAGTCGATGCTGCGCGCTGCCTTGCAGCGGAGCCGGAGAAT